ATTTATACTGAAAATAGAGATGGCGCATAAAGGAAGATTTAAACCGAAGAACCCGAGAAAATATAAAGGAGACCCGACAAAGATCATTTATCGATCTTGGTGGGAATTTCAATTCTTTTCAATGGTTGACACACACCCTGATGTAATATGGTGGCAATCAGAAGAAGTGATAGTTCCGTACAGATCTCCAATTGACGGTAGGATTCATCGATATTTTCCTGATGTAATTGTACACAGAAAAGATAAAAAGAGTGGGCAAAATAAAACTGTAATGATTGAAATTAAACCGTTTGCTCAAACATTACCGCCTGATCCGTCAAAAAAGAATGCGACAAAGACAGGTAGAATATCGAGAAGATATTTAAATGAGGTTAAAACATACGGTATTAATGAAGCGAAATGGAAAGCCGCTCAAAATTATTGTGCAGACCGCGGGTGGGAATTTTTGATTATGACTGAAAAGGATGGACTTGGAAAATGATTAAGAAAGCAAATAAGTTAGGGTTTTTATTTTTAGTGTTCCTTATGGGTATATACGCGCAGGCTACTAAAGGATCTTGTCAAGCGCATGATAATCACCCGATGATTGACCAATTATGTGGTACTGATGTTCCTATTAGTGATGCAATATTTTATGAAAACACTAATAAAGAAAAGGTAACTCTTTACAGAGTTTGGGATAAAAATTATCCGCCATCAAAAATTGCTAGATGGTGGTCTTTAGATGATCCAAGACTAATGAAGAAAAATGAATATAGAAGAAAGAATGCTATTTGCCCTGAATGGAGTCCTCTTAATGCAATTGTGCGTTGTACTTTAAAACCCGGCGGGCAATTTATGATTGGGAGAACGGAGGCTGTTAGTTGCAGAAGTTATAATATACCTGCATCTGATACCTTACAAATATTTTTAGTCGACCCTTGGTACGACATAGACGAGACCAGTTGTGAAACCTGGTCTTGGGAGGAATAATGGCTCAATTGTTTGACCAAATATTAGCAAAAGGCGCAAGAAGCGGACAAATGCCTGCTCGTACTAAAAGAGCGCGTGAATGGTATAGGAAACAGGCACAACGTACTTCAAAAGCCATTGCAGATCCTGAAAAAATATTAGCGGAAACATCAAGACGCAACAGCACTCCAAAAACAAAATTTGAAATAGGCAGTATGTATATGTTTAGTTACGATGCTAAACACAAAGATACATTACCTTATTATGATCAGTTTCCTTTAATATTCCCAATAAATATAGCAAAAGGCGGACTACTTGGTATTAATATGCATTATTTGCCGCCATTACTAAGAGCCAAGTTGATGGACGCATTGTATACAGTATCGACTGATAAACGATATGATGAGAATACAAAGATTGCGTTATCTTATGATATTTTAAATGGTTCTAGTAAATTTAAAGAATTTAAACCGACGATTAAGCATTATTTGTCAAAACAAATTAAATCAAGATTAATTGACATAGCTCCTGCGGAATGGGACATCGCTTTATTTTTACCAACCGCAAGATTTGCCGGCGCATCAAACGCAAAAGTTTGGGCAGACTCAAGAAAAATTATAAGAGGAAGATAAAAAGTGTCATTTAATATAAGCGAATTCAAATCGACGCTCGACAAATATGGCGGCCCGGCAAAGAATAATTTATTTGAGATGAGGATAAATCGGTTTCCTAAAAATTTAAGATCTTCTATAACTGCAAGAGATTTACGGTTTTTTGCTCAAACTGCTAGCATTCCTGGGATGAATATTAATACGTCCACTTATGATATGGTTGCTAGTAGGCCAAAGTTGTTTCCAACAAATATTTCAAACGAACCAATAAACGTTATTTTCCTTATGGATTCGGATCACCAAGTTCTTTCTTTTTTCCATTCATGGATGCAAAACATTATTAATTACAGTACTTCAGGCGGTTCATTTGCAGAAAATAATGATATGCTTCCGTACGAAGTTGGATATAAAGACGAATATTCAACAGACATTAGCATTTTCCATTACACAACAGAATCTTATGAATGGAGCCGATATGAAACAACATTAAGAAAGGCATTCCCAGTTGCAATTGGTAATATTGATTTAGGATGGGAGCAAAATAATGCATACTTAACTTTGCCAGTATCATTTGTATATGACGACATAGGTTATAGTGGAGAAACAAGAGGAGTTGATAGGAGCAGCGGTGGATTGCTTGGCGCGATTGGTGCTGCCGTTGGTTTATATGATACTGTACGACAAGCATTGAATAATACTAACAGACCTACGTCTGTACAAGATGCAGTTAATAGATTTACGCGAATAACAAATTCGTGGGATAACTTGACAGATCGCTTAGGCGGCGGTTAAAAATAGGAGTATATAATGGCTTTACCAAAAATTGATTTGCCGTTGTTTGAATTAGAATTACCTTCAACTGGTGAAAAAATAAAATATAGACCTTTTACGGTTAAAGAAGAAAAAATTCTTTTAGTTGCACAACAATCAGAAGAACCTGGACAAGAAATATTAGCAGCAAAACAAATTATCAATAATTGTATTTATGATAAAGATGCCGCTGATATGGCAATGTTTGATTTGGAATACGTTGTATTATCTTTAAGAGCAAAGTCAGTTGATAATAAGATTGAGTTTACAATTAAAGATCCTGATACAGACGAAGATGTTAAAATGTCTCTCGATATCAACGATGTAAAACTAGAAAGAATTGAGGGTCATACAAATCAAGTTAAAATAAATGATGAGTTTACTTTATTTTTAAAATATCCAACAATTGATGAATTCATTCAAATTGTTGAATTTGAAGCAGACGATCCAATGGCAAATTATTTTATTTTGGTGTCGTGTTTAGAAAAAGTTGCTTCAGCTGAGGAAATTTATTATTTTGATGATTACAGTGCCGCAGAAGTTAATTCTTTTATGGAAGATTTAAGCGGGGAAGTTGTAGAACAAATTGCTAAGTTTTTTCAAACAATGCCGCGGCTTCGACACATAATCAAATATAAAAATAAAAATGGAGATGACAAAACATTTGTGATTGAGGGGATGCGCAGTTTTTTTATCTGATGCTGTGTCATCTTACTTTGGGATCATATTATCAAATAATATTCTCCATGGCGCAGCATCATAAATATTCGATATCTGAAATTGAAGCCATGATTCCTTATGAAAGAGATTTATATTTTCAAATGTTAATTGATTGGGTAGACGAACAAAAAGAAAAGGCAAAAAATTAAATGGCAGATAAATTACCATCACCGAAAAGAGACAATTCTCCGACAAAGGAGTCTATGGCTGCTGAAACGGAAATCATTCGCAAGCGATTAATGGAAGAAGGGTTACTTTTAAGGAATAAAGGTACAAATTCCATAAAAAGCTTGCGAGAGACTTTATCTGCGGATTTAAGAGCTTTTATGCCAATCTTTAAAGATATTCAAAATTCTTTATATTTGCAAACGATGCTTTTAGAAAATAGAGCAGATCAAGAAGAACTAATTGCCGAAGCAAGGCGAAGAATGGAAGACTTTGGAGAATTAGAATCTCCACAACCTCAAGGTGTTACCGCCGAGGAAAATAAACGAAAAGAAGAAAAAGAAAAAGAAGATAAGAAAGACGCATTAAGTATTGGAAAAATATTAAAAGGATCTCTCGGATTTTTAGGGACAGCGGCTAAAGTAGGCACGGGTCTTTTCATTGGATATAATTTCGTAAAAGGTTTTGTTAATGGATTAACTGACGGCGGATTTACAAGAATGGAAGACGCCATTATAGAAACCTTTAGAGATATTGATTGGGCCGGTATGAAACAAATGTTTCTTGACTTCTATTCGACAATGAAAGAAAAGCTAACCCAAATAAAAACCTTTCTTGGCATAGACGGCGTTGATGATTGGCTATTCTATGCATTAGGTGGTTTTACTGCGGCTAAATTTGCAACGGAATTAGCAAAGGCCGCAGCTTCAACTGCCGTAACTTCTATTATTTCTGGTATGGTTGCAAAAAAGGTCGCAGAAGGTGTAATTTCTGGTTCTACTATACCAGGTACTGGAGGGCCTGTCATAGTAGATACCCCAGACGGTCCTGACGGCAAAGGTAAAGGTAAAGGCCCATTAGGAGGTCCATTAGGAAAAGCAAAAGGCGCGTTATTAGCTAGCATAGGAATTGGCTTAGTGGCATACGCAGGAGAGATTGCTGATTGGTTTAGAGAAAACGCGTTAGGAATGACTCCAGACGAAATTGCAAATACTCCAATAGATGGTGTAGAAGTTGCGCTATTATCTGCAGGGACAGCAGCGACAATTGCAGGCGTTGGTAAATTTGTTTCTTTAGGCGCATTTGCTGCAGGTTGGCCACTTGCAGTTGCTTCTATACTTGGCGGTACAGTTATTGCATCAGGAATGGCAATTCTTGATTATATGAATGAAAAGGAAGAAGGCGCAAAAAGAGAAGGATTACCTCAAAACTTATTTAACATTCTGCAAAAGAAAGAAAAAATGGACGCAGGTGATCCAGCGTTTAGAAGAATAAAACTTACAAACGAAAAAATATTAGAAGTTGCAAATGAAACACTCGGCGATTTATTTGACGAAAGACAACAAATTCTAAGCGAGCTTGAAGCAGAAGGATATAGAAACGCAAGAGGAAAATTTGTAAAATATACTCAAGCACAAATTGACCAAAAAAACGCAAGACTTGCAGAATTAGATACACTCGCTGAAAATACGGAAGCCGTTCGTGCGGAATATCATAAGATTGTTAAAGATGAAGAATTGGCAAGACTGCAAAGAGAACAGGCAAATTTAGAACAAGAAAAACTAAAAGGGCAAAGTAAAAACCCAAGAGGTGTAACTAAAGGCGTCGGTTTAACGCAGGAC